CCTTAATTTTGTCATAACCCTTAGTGCTTACGCACCCTGCGATGCGTAGATCGCACGAGGATCAGACCAACCGAAGCTGTAACGCTCGCGGGCCTTGTAACGAGCGTTGCCCGTTTCAAAGTCGCCTTCCATTGCAGTCTTGATTGGCGAACGAACGAAGTGCTTCAGGCCGTTTGGTGCATCAGTCTTGATGAAGAATGCATCAGGGTCTGTCAGGAAGTGGTTGACAGTGAAGCCCTGCGGCAGATAACCACCCGAACGCAGAGCGTTGATGTCGTTATCGGCAGTCGAGACACGCTGTTCAGACTTCAGGATACGCTCGGCGGTGAACTGGAGAGCTGGGTTGATAATCAGCTTCATACCACGAAGAGCGATTTTGAGGCCGCGTTCGTCGATGAAAGCTGCAATATCAATCAGAGCCTGTTCGAGCGAGGTTTCGTTCAAGTCAGCCTGAGTGGTTGGGGTGTTCGAGAACGTACCACCACCGAAGGTAGGATGTGCGCTGTTGACCATCGACACGCCGTCGCCGCCCAGATAGGACGAGGAGAAAGCGTTGTTGAGGACCGAAGCAGCCTTCACCTGTTTGGTGTTGGACATCGAACGCGCCATTGCACGGGTATAGCGGGCCGAGAGTTTGTCGTAGAGGTTATCTTCGACAGCTTCTTCGGTGATCGCAAACGCGATGGCAATGGTGTCATGGGTGTAGCGAGCGGTGTACGATTCACCAGCGGTGTCGTACGTGATCGCAGCACCTTCGCCCTTTACCGGGGCCTGACCGAAACCAGCCAGCATGACTTCTTCTTCGAAGGCACGGTCAGAATTTTCCGTGTCGAAGATCTCGGCATGCTCGTTGTCGTAACGATCATATTCCATCCCAAAGAGTGCATTGAGGCCCGGCTCAAGCTCTTTGAGGAGTTGTGAACGAGTAATAGCCATTGTTCAATGCTCCCTTAGATACCCGCGCCAGTGCCGTTGGCATTGTAGCGATAGAAGTGATTGTTGAGCAACACAATTGCCAGACGACCAGCAACCGACGGATCAGAGTTGGCAGGAGTATCCTCGAAGCCAACGATGCGGAGGTTGAGAGTGTTGGTAGTGTTAACCGTCGAAACTGCCAGCTTTGCATACGAACCAGTGGTCGCGCTGCCAGTGATGGCGGTTGCGAAGTTGGCGTTTGCGTGGACAATCGAATCAGCCGCAGCAGCGTCTGTGTTGATCAAGAACAGCTGGTCAGGGTTAGAGACCACGGTTGCCGTAGCAATTGAGTTTGCATAGACAGCCGAAGTGCCGGGCCAATATGGCGACCAGCGGGGCTTGCCTGTCAAATCAATGTAGTTACAACCGAGGAAGACACCCAGAATAGGTACTGTACCGCCGGTGGCAGTAGCAGGGATATCGATCATACCGTTGCTCAGTGGAATGACAGGTGCGCCGCAGTAGATGGAGCTGGACGTACCCGCAGTAGCTGCGGTCTGAATCAGATATGTGCTGTCGCCGTTGGTGTTAGCACCGCTTCCAAGCATACGATACGGGCGGAGCCCGAAAGTGGCATTGATATTTGCCATTGCTTAGATCCTTTTGAAATTATCCGGCGGAACGATTTCCACCGAAGGTTACACGAGTTTGACGATCTGGCTTACTGATCGGCATTGAAGAGTGCTGATCTCGCATTAGGTCGTTATCCACTGCATCCATCTGTTGTTGAGACTGGTTGCGGTAGTACGCTTCCCGTTGTCTGACAAGATCATCTGGGATACGCGCTAGGACCAATCCCCCTACCGCAATCACTCCGGCATGCTTGCCGTCATTGATGGTAGGCAGATCGTAGTCCGGAAACTCATCGGCGCGAACAAGTTCAAAGCCTTCGCGTAAGCGGGAATGGAGGTTCTTTTTATCGTCAAAACCACTGGTCTCCATACGAACCCAGCGGTGTCTGTAACCCTCCGGTGCGGGGGGTGCGTCCAACGAGGACGGGGGTCTCCAAACTTGGGGGCGAGCCTGTTTGGCTCGGGCATTCTCGGTACGAGGCGTACGGTCAACTGACATAATCATTGTCCTAACATCTGCTCACGAGCATGCTTT